ATCAGCAATACCATAATCTATAGCTTCTTCCGCCCCCATCCAATATTCCTTATTTATATCTTTTAATATTTGCTTACTACTTTTAGTTGCACCACATTCTATTAAATTATCAATTAATAATGATTTATTTTTATTAATTTCTTTAGATTGCAATGCAATATCATCTGAATCACCCTCAGCATTGCCTGACGGCAAATGTAACATTATTCTAGTATTCTTATATACATATCTATGTCCTTTTGTACCTGCAGCTAATATGAGCACTGCCATAGATTGGCAACTTCTACCATATGTATGTATCTCTGAACCAATTTTCGATACTTCTCTCATAGTATCAAATAATGTGAAACCACTAGATACATAACCGCCAGGGGAATCAATATATAATTTTATAGGTGCATGTTCTTGAGCATCAAGTGCAAGAATCATATCTTGAGTATACATAGAACTATATGCATCTGAACGAAGCATTACAGGTGCAATTATTCCATAAAGAAATAATGATCTATTCTTTCTGAGTAATAGTTCATGAGGTCCCATTAATTCATTCTTTTTAATATTATCAGGCCTTTGAAAATATTCCATAATTCTTTTCTCCTTTCTACTATTCTTTAATATTTATATTAATATATGATCTAGAAGCTATATAATCACTAGATTGAACTATAATTTGCAATATATCCCCAGTCTCTACCCCATTTTCAAATGGAAAATCCCAATGGCTCATATGAGTAACTATAAGTTTTGCTATTTTCTTAAAATTTTTATTATTTGAAATATATTCAAATTCTTCTTTACCAGAGAACATAGTATAAAATGCACATCCATGGCCATGTATACAATATCCAAGATCATTAGGATAACCATGATGAGTTATATCATGCAATAATAGTGCTGATAATATACAATCTCTATCATCACCTGATATATTAAATTCTCTACAAAGATCTTCTCCTACTTTAAATGCTTTTTTAATATGGATTACTAATCCCCCGGCACAATTTTCATCAGCAGGATGATATTTGCCAGAACTTGAAGATGCTATATTCCAAAAATATTCAGGTGCGCGTAATAATGTATTAATAGTAAATTGCTGAATATCTTGATTATTTATTTTTCTTATTTCTGATAAAAAATTCTTATCTATTCTTGATCTATTATTATTTTGCACCATTTTCTCCTAAACTATTTTTAATCTTTTCTTTAGTTTCATCAGATTTTTCTGCAATACAAGTTATAAATTCTTCTCTTTGTGTTTTATCTACTAATGCAAGATTAATAAGTCTATTTAATTCACTAGACATTAATTCAAATATTTCATTTATTTTTTGTATTACTTTTTCAGATGACATATTAAACATTAAATCTCTAGTGCCATATATTTCTGTTTCAAACATCTTTTTAAGTCTTTCTTTTTTTGAATATCTATCATTAGATGCAGAATCCATTGTTATATCAATATAATCTAACATCCTTCCAACAAACCATTTCATTTCATCTTTTATAATAGAATCTTTTGTACTAATAATAGGCTTTCTATCTATCACTTTATGCTCCTTTAAGTAATTTCTACTCTCCCATATTTTTTTAATTTATCACCAATATCATACTTTAATTTTTTAAGTCCTGCCCTTGCAGCTTCTCGTAATACTGCAGGATCAGTATGTTCATGTTTTGTATTTACTTTTTTAGTATAAGGTTTTACACGAGTTCCATCACTTTTTGTATAACCATATACGTGCTTAGTAAAATTACCATAAACAATATAATATGAAGGATATTCAATATCTCCACCACCATTATTATTAGCAGTAAATGTACCTTTAAGATATATAGAATATCTAAGAGCTATATTTTTAGAAATATCAAATATCCTTCTAGTATTATTAGCTAATCCTTCATTAATTGATTTAACTAATTCATTGATCTGAACCATTATTCTTCCTGTGATTTTTTATTCTTTTTAGTTTTCTTAATTTCTTTTTCTTCAATTGATGGCATATCATCCATTTTATGGCATGAATCACAAATAAAGTCTTCATTAGAGCCACTTATTACTCTCATAGAGATTAATGCCCCACAAATTTTGCAATTAACATACTTACCCATTTAATTTTACCTCTATCTCCTTTTATTTTTTTTATTTATGGCTACAAATAATACTTGTAGTATATGTTATATTAGGACTAGCAATTGTAGTAATATAAGGGCATGTATTCCAATGATAATAATGACTTAATTCACATTTTTTAAACCATTCATACCCACAATCAATACAATATACAACATCACATATATCACAATATTTTACATTAAAGTGCTTGCAAGTTTCTTTTTTATGCAAATGATTATTCACAATTATCTCCTCATTTATTATTTAATAGTTATTGGATATCTCCAAGTTACGCCTTTATGTACGTTCACTCCAATAATCCATTGGCTAGGGTTAGATGATATACCAAGTGTAGAAAGTGCCCAATCATCATCACTGACTAATGTCCCACACATAAAATACTCAAATTTTGAGGCTATTTCATCACAGTGTCTTTTATGAAAATGGCCACTAGCCGCATAATCAAAGCCATTAAATTGAATATACCAAGATTTTAACTTTTTATCAAGTGCAAAATATGGAACACCCTGAGAGCATTTTATACTATCGCCATGAAAGCAAAAAAATCTAAAACCATTAATCATTACAATATCCCCAAAGTCTTCATGGATATTAATTTTAATTCTAGGGTATGTATTTAATCCTGCTTTAATTATATCATATAATAATAAATCATAACTAGAAGTCTCTGGAGCTAATTTATCTTTACCATGATTACCTTTAAAACCATCAAATTCTACTTCTGTAAATTCTTGTGCGAATGAACATATTATATTATTCCATGTAGGAGCTGCAAGCTTTGTTACTTGATCTCTACCACCCATTTCTGTAGTACCTATTTTAGAACCTTGAAATGGATTTTCACCTTGAACATTATCACCTAAGTTTAGAATATGTAATTTATTAATTTTATACATTTTTCTATGAAGATTAACTATCCTCATAGTAGTTTCGAATAATTCATGCATTCTATTTTTATAAATTTCTTGATTAAAAGATTTTGTAACTTTACCAGCATGACCATCACTTGTAATTAATACTGCAATTTCTTCATCTTCAGTATGAGTATATTTTTTAGGGGTAAGCAAATTAATTTTTGGAAGATTAACAATTAATTGTTCATCATTTTTCTGTTCCATATTCTCTATTGTTTTACTTTTAGGATATTCTATTTTTTTATCTCTTCTATGCGCACCAGCTAAACGCATCATTCTTAAATATGAAGTATATAAAATTTTTAATTCTTTAGCCCTATCTTTTATTTGTTCTACAGTAGCATCTTCAAAAAATTCCTTTTCTTGTTCAAATTCTTTAGTATCTTTTCTTGGAATAGGCAATTTATTTTCTCCTTTTCTTTTTATTCGTTAATATATCAGAACCACCAAAAGTTGGGGTAAATATACCTACATTCCCACCAATTCCTACACCAAAACTTTTCATTAATAAATCATCTGTCATTAAGTTAGCTATTGATGTTTTATTCATATCAATCCAATGGCTGCCTGAAGGTCTTTCATTATTTTTATTATTAGCTTTAATTAATGGTGCTTCATATTCTGTACCATTGAATACTTTTGATTTCATAAATTGATAAGTTTCTTCATCTTGTATTAATAAAGATAATGGATCTTGAATATAATATAAATAACTTTCTGCAAATCTTTCATCTAAGTCTGTATCACCATATTTAGTAATTGCCGGCTTATCATGATTAAGTTGTTTCCATTCAGACATAAAATTAGAAGCAACTCTATGCCCTACCTCATGAAGCATCATTATTCTCCAAGGAGAAGATATTCCAGGAAATTCTGAGGAATAATATTCTGCTATTTGTTCAGAAGTAATATTCCCAGATGCTTTTGTAAGGAATATAGAATCTGTCATTTCATTATATTCAGCTAAATCACCAATTTTAGAAGGTGTTGAAGTTAATATAATCCTTACTCCATTCCAATGTTTAGAAGGTAAATTAGAGAATAATTGCATTGAATTAGTTTTTACTCTATCTGATAATTGTTTTAATTCTTCTTCTGCCGATTCTACAGAAATTTCTCCTTGGAATTGTTCTTGCTCTTCTTTTCCTCCTTCATTTTTCTTTTCTTCATCTTTTGTACCTTCTTTACCAGTAGGTACATAATATAACCCTCCTTTACTTCCTCTCTTTACTTTAACCCCCTTAGGAGCTTCACTTTCACTACTTATATATGTCCTAATTGGGTCTGCTTCTTGTTCAGTTACCCATTTTTTAAGAAATTCTAAATTACTCATTATCTTCTTCTTCGGATAATTCAGTATTTTTATTATTCTTTATTTTTTTAGGAATATTCTTTTTAATAAGAGGTGACATTTTAAAAACATCTAATAACATATTATTTCTACTAAATATTGCAGAATATTCTTCATTTTTACTGATAAAAGATAATGCAATTGAATCATTTATATTATAAATATTATTTACATTATCTACTTTATAACCTTTAGAAATTAACTGTTCTCCCCAAGATTTATTAACAAATGATTTAAACATATTTTGTTCTTCATCAGTAAGATTTGTTGTTGGGTTTTCTGCATTTCCTAGTACTTTTTCTCCACCAGTTGGAGGTTGGCCGCCATCAGCTTGAGGAACTCCGCCAGGCATCCCATTAGGCATTCCACCAGCCATCATTTGTTGCTGCATTTGATCTAGTTCACCTGATATAATATAATCAATATCATCAATTGTATCTGTAGCTTCTTTTATTTCAATTTTAAAGCCAAGTGATTTAAGTTGTGTAGCAACCATCGTTCTTTGCTGGGCAAATAGAATTCTAGTTGATTCAGCTTTTTCTTCTGGCTGCTGTACTACCATTTTCCAATCAATAATACCAAATGCGTCCATAATAAAAGGAAACACATTTTCATTAAAGATTCTTTGGTCTGATTCTACAACTCTAGAAAATTGTGTCATTTGTTGAGATTGACCGGAAAGACCACCTATACCTGTCTGTTCAGATTGCCACATAGGCGGAAGACCCCATAAAGCTGCAATCCTTTCACGAATTTCAGTTCTTACTGGCATATAATCCATTTCTTGAAGATTATGAAATAATCTAACTAAGTCTACTTTACCGCGCATATTTTGTCTTGAAGAATAACCTACAATAGGAATATGTTCAGGATCAGCTTTTAATTGTGATACTACATCAGCACGCAATCTTCTTATTGAATCTGTATCATCTGTACCAATCATTAGCATACTAGCAGGTATTTTTCTTTCAAAGAAATACCTATATACTGTTTTGTCCATCCCTATAATTGAAAGTGCTTTTTCGAATATAGTTAATATAGGAGAAAACCCTGTAGTTTCTGAAGGGAAAAATTTAGACTTATGAAATACTTCATTTCTTAAAAAATAATGAAATTTGCCACGAAATTTAAAACGATACATAGCGGGAGATAAGTCTCTTCCACATTTTTCACATTTGCCAGGAGTATCAGATACTGCTTCCGAACGATGGAATACACAAAGCCAATGTGAATTCTCTGGATACCCAGAAGTATCAAGATCATAATCCATACCAGAAGGTCTTAAATGGCGTATTTCTATAGGCTTTGATCTTATAATTTCTTTTCCATTTTTATCTTTTTCACCAGTTCCTAGATATTCTTTGCGTATATAAAGATATGCATCATCAACTGCATTTACTGAAAAATGAAATTGTTTTAAAATATTTTCAAGATTTTCGCCAAGGATATTTGATTCTTTAATAAATTTTTTAAGTTCTTCTGTTTGAGATTCTTCGGGTTCTCTTAAATGAGTACTTTCACAAGCATCGCATTTTTTAATAGAATTTTGGAATTCTTTCCCGCATTCTTCACATTTTTTAGCAAATTTCTTTTCAATAGTAATACCACGCCTAAATACTTCATTTCTAAGATGTAATATGGGGGCTGCTACTTCAGATACAGTCTTAGCAATAGTAATAAGATCTTCTGTTAATTGCTCTTTATATGCAAATTGTTGTTTAACCCAGGAATTAACAATAGTATCAATACCAGTTGAAATACCTCTACCAGTATCTCCCTGATTTGCACCAGATTTAGATAGAAAATTGAGAAATCCTATAATTTCGTCTTCTCTATCATGCGCCAATAATAAATTATTATCACCGAGATATTCTTTCAATTTCATTAATATTCTCCGCTACAGCTAATTTAGATAATGTATTAATAATCTGAGATTTTAATTTATAACTTTCTGTTCCTGAATTTTTTTGTATCTCTTCTCGTAAAGTATTATTATATTTTTCAAGATCTCTCATTTTATTAGTTTGTTCATTATACATTTCTTGATAATTTTCAATATCATGCTTTAATGATTCTATTTCTAATTTATTATCAGAACTAGATCCTTTACCTAATCCTACTACACTTTCATCAAGAACACCCTCTTTAATGGCTGTAGCAATTAATTTAGAGAACATTGCATCTGTAAGAATAGTAACTGCTGGACTATCATCAGGAATATCAATATCAACTCCTTCTAAATCAAAATTCTGGATTTTCTTAATAGATTCATTTTGAATATCTAAGATTCTCCATGTTCCTGTAATCTTATTAAAAGTTATTTGATATTTATCTAATTTCCCAAAGTCATTTGATAATGTATTCATTCCTTCTCCATTACTGCCCCACAAATAAGGCATTTTATTTTAGTTTCTTCTCCGGGGTTAACTAAACTATTATTTTTACTATATACTAACCCTTCTTTATACCCACATGATACACATACTCTATTATTCTTATTATAATCAAAATTATTAGGAATTGGTAATTTCCTATTTTTCATATCTATAAGATCAAATGCTTCTTCTAATGAATTAGAAACTTGTATATATGTGTTACTTTCACTAGGACGATCTGAAAATATAGAATTTAAAGACCCATAACTTACTATATTAGAGCCTTTGCCTGCAAATGACATAGCTACTGCATCAAACTTATCAGGACTCCTACCAATACGTTCTTTAGTGTCTTTTTTAGGCTCTACTTTAAATTGACCTTTTGATGTAAATTCAAATTGTATACCAGTAATTTCTGCAGCTAAATCATTATCTTCAGGTAATTTAATTTCATTCTTTTCTAATGCATTACGAACATTCCAATACATTTCTGAACGCAAATTAAAATAATGTTCTGGATCATGAGCAGTTGCGCCAGCAATAATAGCATTAATATCATAACCTAATTCTTTTAAACGGTCACATACTCCATTACCAACACCAATATAATCTATATTAACAGCATCAGGTTTTATTTTATCTATTTCATTTTTAACTATGCCGGCGGTTTCCATTGTATCTTTATGTTGCCATTCTTTTAATGGTTCTATAATATTACCATCACGAATACATAATACAGAAGAATCTTCACCTTGATTAGCTACATCAACAGCTAATATTTTTTTGCCTCTTTCTGCATCTTCTTTTTCCATTGCTCTTTCAACCCAAGATAATGGAACAAACTGATTATCACCAACTAAAGGAAATTCTCCAAGTACTTTTACTCTAAATAATGGATTATCCATACCCCATGTAATAAATTTTTGATATGCCCAATAAGGATTTGATAAATATTGGCGAGGTAATTTATCAGTTATTTTTTGTTGCCATGTATTATTTATAAAATCTTCAAGTGTTATTCCAAATTTAGTAAAATTAGGAGAATCAAATACAGAAACATGAAACGATTTATAAAATTTTGACTTAAATGATCTTCCAAAATCTGTTTGTTCATCTGTAGGATTTCCTATTAATAATAAGCGTACTATATAACCTGAGGATAAAAGACCTTCAATAGCTTCAAAAATTTTTGAACCAACACCAGCGGCTTCATCTACAATTACTAATATATAATCATTATGAAAGCCTTGGAATCTATCTAATGATGTTTCATCTGTAGTAAAACCTTCAGCAAACCATTTTTTTTCAGTTGACATTATTAATTGCTGGGTAAGCATTCTCCCGCCAAGATTAACTTTAGCTGCATAATATTGAGCTGCAATTTCTTTCCAAAGAATACCACGAACTTGGCGCCCTGTTGGTGCTGTAGTAATTACTGTTGAAGGCATATATGAATTAATAAACCAATGTACTGCCGCACCAGCAATCCAAGATTTACCCATACCATGAGCACTTCTTACAGTAGTCCTTTCATTATCTCTTAATGAACATAGAATTTCTTGCTGTTTTTCATAAGGATCAGAATTTAATATTTCTCTACAAAATTCTACTGGGTGAGTCCTATAATATATTCTTTTTTCATCTGTAATAGGAACTACTTGCTCTGCAATTTGTTTTTTAGAAGATACTACTAATAAATCACCAGCAGCTTTTAATGCATCTTCTAAAGATAATAGTTTTTTACTATTATTATCCACTATTTTTATTCCATTTAAAGAACTTTATCATTGTCCCGCATTTATGTTTATATTTATTAGTATTTTCAATTTGGGTCATTGTAGAATCTTTTTCAAGTCTTCCATTAATAATATCTAAAAAGTACATTGATTTGCATGTACTACATTGTGCTATTACTGTTTCGCACTGATAAGATTTCCGAGGCTTCATCATGTAACCTCCTTGCGATTCTTCCTTTAACTTCATCATCCGTTATCTCTTCTGCTAATATTTTCATTATTTTTTGAATAAATTTAAATGATACTAATCCTGTAATTGCTTGCCTTTCACCTTTAACGCCTATATCTATAAGACCGGCTGCATCTGTAATTTTATCAATTATTAATGTATCATCCCGTAATCCTTCAACACCTTTATCAATCATTTCACGATATACATTTTTATGTTGTTCAATTCTATTAATGATAGAATGTTCTGCATCTGATTCTATAATATTACTAGCTTTTTCTATCATTGCAGTACGCTTTTCAGCCCAACCTCGTGAAATAATCCACGTATTTACTAATGTTTGGCTAGCATTACGGCCTACAAGTTTAGATATTTCTTCTGCTATTTCTCGAGAACAAACGCCTTTATAAAACATTTTTTCCGCTATAAGCTTTACTTCTTCAGGCCATAACATAAATTTTTTACCAGAAGTATTTGGAGATTTACCCATTTATAGTTTCCTTTTTGTCTTTACATTCTTCATATCTTTTTCTGGAATTGATATAGGCTGCATCTTTGTAAAATCAATATGTCCTAATGATTTATCGGATCTTGTACGACATTCTGCTAAATTATAATCTATTATCCCACCACAAATATTTCTAGGTTCAATAGCAATTTCTTTACGAATACATTCCCCAAAATATCCATCATCTTCCCCAATAGGTTTGTAATCTTTACAAAATTCAATAATATGTTTTTCTTCAAGTTTTTTCCACCAAAGACATTTTATATCATTGCAAAATACTTTAGGCATTACTTGTCCTCCGCTATAACTTTAATAGGGAACATAAGATCATACCAATCATTAACACTATCATCTTCAACATTCATATATGATATTATTGTTAATTCATTACCAAGTTCAGTATATTTGCCACATCCTAAAGATACTTCATTAGGTTTTCCTTGAGTTACAAAAGCTTCAAAATATTCACTAGTAGAATTATTATATACTTTTACAATTTCGCCTATAGCAATACTAGCTTTTTGTAATAGAGCACTATCTATTTTAATACTGCCATATTCAGCACCAAAATCATTTATTTGCAAATTAGTAATTTTACTTTTAACCATTACTCTTTCAAATTTCATATTTACTCCTCTATCCTATCAATTAAACCTAATTCTAATGCTTCTTTACAATCATAATATTGTGGGGTGCTTTCATCAAGAATTGATGCCCAAAATTCTTTTGTATGATGAATAGGATCTTCTGAAGTATTCTCAATTGCAATAATTTCAGAAAAATCTACTTGGAACTTATCCATAATCTTTTTCTGTGAATCAATATCTTTCTTATCACCAATAGAAAATCCTGATGCTCCATGGCACATAAGTACATCATATTTACCCATTATTCGTTCATCACAACATTGTAAAATCATAAAAGCTATAGACATTGCATAGCCTTGAACATTTCCAATAAATCTAATACCCTGTTTTTGAAATTCTTTCATTGCACGAATAATAGCTAAACCACCATATACTTCACCACCAGGAGATGAAATATTCAATTTGATATCTTTATGCCCATAATATATAGCATATTTAACTTGTGCTCTAAAGTATGATATCTCATTCCCAAATATTTCATCACATATTTCAACTTCACCATTTTTACCAGAGATATAATCTTTAAATTCAAATTTAAGCTTTACATCTAATTCAAGATCTTTCAATTAGTAACTCCTTTATATATTTATATTATACACTATTTATTAGAATGCAAGTAAACTAAATACTACATTTTCCCCCATCACATTCACTAAGATGCCCATCATTAGTGGCTTTTAATGGTGCATCTCTACTACCATCACGATATACTGTAATTCCTTTACAACCTAAAGAATGAGCAAGAAGATATGCATCATTAATATGCTCTAAAGTTGCATTATTATGAAGATTAATAGTCTTACTTACTGCATTATCTGTATATTGCTGAAATGCTGCTTGCATATTAATATGCTGTTCAATTGTTAATTCATGAGAAGTGACTACAGCCATTTCCTGTTCTTCAGTATATTTTTTACTAAGATCCAATTTTACTCCATTCAGCACAGTCTTTGTATATTCTCTAGCAAATAATGGCTCAATACTACTAGATGTATTAGCTAATACAGAGAGGGTACCGGTCGGGGCGATTGTGGTGAGGGTTGCATTACGTCTTTTTAATTGCTCTAATGCCCCTAAACCTTTTTCTTTGCCTAAATCTCTTGAAGTCATATGAGCAACTTCTCTAATATTCATCATAAGCCTTTTAGCAAGTTTTATGGCTTCTTCTGAGTCATATCTAATACCCATTTCGATAAGAGCATCAGCCCAACCCATAATTCCTAAACCTACTTTTCGAGTCATTTTTGTTTTACGTTCAATTTTAATAGTAGGGAACTTATTTACATCAATAACATCATCAAGAAATCTAGCTGCAATAGCTACCACTACTGCTAATTTATCCCAATCAATTTTATTCCCTTTTATAAATTTTGCTATATCAATAGACCCTAAATTACAACTTTCATATGGTAAAAGAGGTTGCTCTCCACATTGCATTGTATTTATAAATATCTGTTCTTTCCCATTTTCAAAACCGCCTATATAATAATTATGGAAATCATCGACTGTACCATTATAAACATCTTCATATCCATCTTCCGTAACATAAATTACTTTATGATTTGAATATACAAATAATTCTTTTGGAATACCTTTACGTTGTTCAGCAAGTTTATTATTCCAGCATTTATGGCTACAATAAGAAACTTCTCTTTTTGCCCATTTTACTGAAAAATTAATGCCACATCTCTCACATTTTTTCTCAACCATTACAATATTATTATTCAAATAACATCTTAAATCTGTTTTATTTTTACATTCTTCTAACTTTTGTTGAGATCGTTCTTTAATAGCTAAATCAAGATTTTCTAGAGCGTTATTAAGACCATTCCTATCTTTATGATGAACAATTGATTTATAGCCTATTTTTCCAAAACCATAATTAGCAATTAATCTATGCTCTAAATTAAAAGTTTTTTCATTGCTATTTTTTATCCATATATAATCTTGAGAAATGCTATTTGAATGCGCTAAAATTTCGTTAAATTTAGCTTTTTTCTTAATTAAAATATTTAAACTATCTCCATTTTGTAATTTCTCTGCTTCTTTTTTAGTTCCATCTGAAAGAATAAATTTATGATTTCCAGTAACTCTTAAGCTATTACCATCATCTAAAGTAATCTTATATATTTTTTGTGAATATCCTGTAACTCTTGGATTTCTTAATATTCTAATTTTTGTTTTTCCATTATCACTACAATATACAGGAACATCTTTTCCTTCTTCTGCTAATTGTTTAATTGATATTGCACCTCTCCCATCTGCAATTGCAATTAAAGTATCTCCCGATAAACAAGGGTTAGTTCCTTCAATATTCCCAAGCCATGGAGTAGGATTTTTAGCATTAATAGAGTCTAAGAATATAAGTCCGGGTTCTCCAGTCTTCCAAGCTTGGGTGCATATAGCCTCCCATAATCTTTCAGCTTTAATATATATCTTTTCTTTAGTCCTAGGATTAATTAAAGGATATCCATTCCTTTGCTTTACTGCTTTTAAGAAATTATCAGTAATTCCTACACTCATATTAAAATTACTAAATTGAGAAATATCTTCCTTACATCTTATAAAATTAAAAATATCTGGATGAGAACAATGAAGAATACCCATATTTGCTCCACGGCGAACACCACCTTGCTTAACTACATCAGTAGCAGTATCAAATACTCTCATAAATGATACTGGGCCAGAAGCAACACCGGATGTACTTGCGACCATACTATTTGCTGGTCTTATATTAGAGAATAAAAGCCCGGTACCCCCTCCACTTTTATGTATAAGCGCTGTTTGTTTCACTTGTTCAAAAATATTAGATAAATTATCCTCCATCGGGAGAAGAAAACAATTATGAACAAAAATATTATTTGCAGCAAAATTATGATATTTATCTACTGATAAATC